GATATAAACCATTACTATCAAATACTTATGAAAAGATTAGAAAGATGGAAAGAAACAATTTAAGAGTAAAGGAGGATAACCATTGTATGTAGAGTATAAAGACGATGATTCAAAACACGCATTACCTGATGCAGATATTAGTGAATTTCCCGATAGTTTTAGAAACGCTGGTTGGTTATTAACAGAAAACGATTTGATAGTAGATATTGACCATCTACCTAAAGAAACTATCAAGAAGATGTTGAAGACATTTAATATCAACACCCAGACGGTATGGACCGATAGAGGCGTACATCTTTACTTCAAAAAACCTACAACATTTAGAGGTGCTAGCGTAATTACACCATTAGGATTTGAAGTAGAATTTAAACATATTAAAAATACCAAATCAATCACTATAAAACGACGAGGACAAATGCGTGAAGTGGAGAATAAAGGCGTTCGAGAAGCCTTACCATTCGTGTTATCGAATTCAGTTAGCAAGCTAGACTCTCTTTACGGATTAGATGATGGTGATGGAAGAAACCAAAAATTATATCGACACAAGATGAAATTAAATCGTCATAAATATACTGACGCAATACTAGCGTTCATTAATGATTACATTTTTGCTGAACCGCTAGATCAATCAGAATTTGAACAAGTATCACGTTCAAGTGATTCAACATCATCTGATGAAGATGAACATTACGCTAAAGCGACAGAAATTATGAACATTTTTAACACCGTTATATACAACGATGTATTGTTCTTCAAGGACAGTGACGGTGAGTATACAGATGATACGGCTATCCTAAGACAACACATTTTTAGATTATCTGGTCCTAAAAAAACAAATTTCATAGATGAAGTCATGAAACAAGTTAATATAGAAGCCACCGTATACCGCCCAACACTGTATTTCCAATTAGATTTAAAAACGGAATATTGCAAGATGGTGAATTTATCAATGTAAACTATCAAGAATTCACACCATATGTTATTGATATAAACTACGAACCAGATGCAGAACCTGTTCAAAAAGTGGACGATTACATTAAATTACTTACAAATAATGATAAAGACTATGAACGACTACTTTACGAGATCATTGGTCACACACTGATAGTAAATCCTGAATTCAAAAGATTAATGGGTAAGTTCTTTATTTTTGTAGGAGATGGTGGTAACGGAAAGGGAACATTATTAACCATTATCAGAGCGATATTAGATAGAAAAAACGTTACAGGGTTATCAATTAGAAATATGAGTGATGAAAGGTATTTTTCAAGCATGAAAGGTAAGCTTGCGAATCTCGGTGATGATATTCAAGATGAACCGATTAATAACGACCAAATGAAGTTACTAAAAAACATTTCGACCTGTGATTATGTATCAATGAGACAGTTATATAAACAATCAGAAGATGTTGAATTAACTTGTACACTTATTTTCACATCTAATCACATCTTAAAATCATTTGAAAAGGGAGAATCATACAAACGTAGAGTAGTTTAGTTACCAATGTATTCAAAACCGACAAAAAAAGACCCCAAATTTATCACTAAACTTACAACACCTAAAGCTATGAAATATTGGATAAAACTTATCATAGATGGCTATATGCGTTTGTATAATAACGTGACATTTACAGAAAGTAGTAATGTTACAAAGTTTAATCAAGATTACCACGATGAAAATGATACGTCAGGTTTATTCCTACAGGATTTTAAAAAAGAAGATATACATGGTTTAAGACCTCCAGAAATATACGAACAATATGAATCCTTTTGTGAAGAAAATGGACTGAACACGATGAGTAGAAAACAGTTCCAGACTAACATTAAAGAAAGATTTGGACTTACCCCTAAACCGATTAAAAAGAATGGTAAAACAATGAGAGCTTATGAGGAGGACGACGAATGAGAATGTCAATTAAAGAATTAGAAGATAAACAGGAAATCACTAAACATTTCAAACTTGTTTTCGATAATACTCTTACAATAGAAGATTTTAGTTCAGAAGATGAATTTATTAATGCTTATCAAGAAAGTGCTCGAATAGAGCTTAATGAATTTGCTGATCACGAATATATAGAACTATAAAGGGGTGGTCCAGTGCCGAATATTCCTTTTAGTGAAGCTGTAAAAAGACATAGAAAAAATCGTGGAATGACTAGAGAAGATGTGGCAAAGGTCTCACAGTTAACGGTTCACAGGATAAGAAAAATTGAAAGTGGCGACTATTATTTTGAAGGTGTTCATCAAATAGAGAATTTATGCGACGCACTCAGAATGAATAGCGCGGTCAAAAAGATATGGATATATGAAATGAGTGAATACGTTCAGATACCTGAATATATTTACTCACCATACCAAGTAGAAAAGCACAAATAAAGTGCGTTACAAAAAAGAGGTAACCGTTATAAATCAGTCATATCAAGGGTTTTGAGCTATTTGAACTAAGGCGGGTTACATAAATTCAAGGTTTTTTTTAAAAATGTAACCGCCAAATCCCTTGGGAGAGTAAGAGTTTGGAGTAAATCGGGTTATAAGTTACATGATTTGTCGGCTCCAAAGAATTTCTCAGAAAACCATCTGCACGAAAGTTACGACTTTCTATATTCTATATACTTTCTACTCCCAAAAAAATGTAACAAGTAACTAGATACTATATAAAGACCGTCGTTGAGGGATTTTGGAGGTTCAAAAAATGGTTACATTTGGTTACATAAATTTTAAAAATGTAACCTTTCTGGAGTAAATATAGTTCTTGAGAGTAATAAGTAACTTTTGTCGCATGAATTATTCTGAATTCTGTAAATAAGCGAGGTGATTAATTGGAACACAGAGAAGAAACAATCGAAGTTGAGGCAAAGTTAAAAGTACGCGTGAAGTACCCTGTGTGGATTAATAACAGAATCACTACTGAAGAAGAACGCGAACGACTTTTAGATTTAATCGCAAAGAACCCAGAAAAAGAATTGATGCATGAAGATTTAGAACTGATTGAATTAATAGAGGTGGAGTAAATGGTTAAGTTAAGAAAAAGAATGAAAGATGAGTACGGTAACCTATATTTCTTGATGAGAATTATGTATCAAAATGTTGAGGTGCCAGCAGAAATATATGAGCTAGCAAATAAAAACGGATTAAGCAATTATGATTTGAGACGAAGAATTATAGAAAATGGATTTGCAGTAACACAGTATGTTGCTAGACCGTTGGCAGACAGAACGGTTAAACCACTTATTGAAGAAGATAATGAGCGTGAACAACGTATCGCTACGAGAGAAGAACAAGAATTACGTAGAAAGAAACCACATTTATTTAAAGTTAAGCAGAAACACACACGTAGTAAGTATTTGCAAGGTCTAATGGATAATAACGCAATAGCTAAATTAAAAACCGACTCATACGGTAGAGTGCAAAGGGGATAAGCGAATGGAATTACATGAATTAAATCCAGGCGATGATATTTGGTTCAAATATCCAAACGCGACCAACTCATTCCCTGCAGTTGTGGAAGAACTCCATTACAACTTTAAAGGCAAACCATACCTAAAAGTACGAGTAGGTAGTGGATTAGTAGTGATTGATGAAAAATACGACATAGTAAAGGTGTAGATGACAATTATTAGTAATCAGAAAGTGGATATGGTTAAGCAACCACCACATTATCAATTTGGGATATTTACGGCAAACGTAATCATTGAAGCAGTTGGGAAGACTTATAAATCTGCGTCAGTATTCTATCACGTAGGTAACGCCTTGAAATATTTAATGCGTGCCCCAAGAAAGAATGGACTGCAAGATTTAGAGAAAGCAAAAGAAAGCGTTGATATAGCAATCAAAGTGTGGGACGAAAAGTAATACATCAACATATGAAAACAATAGGGAGTGTATGAGATGAATATCAAAAACCAACTATACACATTTAAAGCAACATGTACCAATGTTGTTGACGGGGACACGATAGATATAGATATAGATTTAGGGTTTGAAACATTTGCTAAAAGGCGTGTCAGGTTACTCAATGTTGATACGCCAGAGAGAGGACAAGAAAATTATAGTAAAGCTACTAACTTTACTAAGCAATGTGTAGAGAATAAGAAGATATATGTTCAGACGTATAAAGATGACGCTTTCGGC